CTAGCTAACCTGCGCGCTCGATTCTTCCATGATGGCGCGCCACGCAACGGTATCCGCAACGTGTTGCCTGAAGCCGTCCAGAGCAGCCTGGAGATCGGATGCGCTCATCGGTTGGGCTTGATGGGGATTTGTTCCGCCCACTCCGACGGTATGCCGCTGGACTTCCTTGTGCTCACCCAACGCCGCAGTTATTTCGTACACCACGTTTGCATCCTCGATCTGGACTGTCGAGACGGTTATGGGGGAGAGAGTAGGCGAGGAGCTCGCCAGATTAGCCGATGTCATCATCTTCACGCCAAGATCCCTACTCTTAAACATCGGGGACTCCTTTTTTTTCAGGCCAACGCACCGCGGCCGCCGCCGGTCCCCGGCGGTGATGTGCTTACGCCTCCGCCGCCGGAAGCGAGAGTGATTTTACCGAAATAAATTCGACCGTCCGCTGCGTAGACGTCCGACTCATTGGGGCTGGCCTGATAGGTCACAGCGCCGCCAGCGAACCCAGGGTCATCGGCGAAGACGAAGTAAGTGGCGGGGAGCGATCCGCCGGGGTTAACTGAACCAGCGCTGTAAGTGACAGGACCGAATCCAAACTGGAGTGTCTTTGAGGCCACGCTTATCTGAGTAGTTGTGCCGACCTGCGAGAGAGCTCCAGTCGTCGATGTCGAACGGCCGCTGGTGTTGAGGGCGGTAACCTCCGACGATGTCACCGCGCGCAGGACGTGAATGTTGTCATACCAAAACGTCCCGGTGACCCCGCCTGCGCTGGAAAGATTGATCACCATGTATACCGCGCCTGTGGGGACCGTGCCCTTACCGATATAGAAAGTCCAGTTTCCCGTACCAGCGCCTGTGCCGGTTTGAGCAATCGCCTGACTAATGAACGTGCCGTTGGCATCGAGAAAAGCGCATTGGATTTGTCCATTCGCAAGAGCCGCGGTCTTCATGTAGCCGCTGATGCTGTAGAGCTCGCCGGCTATCACCTTGAATTTGCGTAACGAGGATACTGCGCCGAACGCACCGGTGATAACCAGCTTGAGGCTTTGCGATCCGGACTGCGGGCTCACAGTCTCGTAGCTGGCAGTGGCGTTCGCAACAGACCACCCCGGAGGCGCGCCATTCACCAGGTTCGGGGACACCTCAAAGTTGGCGTTGTCGATGACGACGACTCCCCCCATATAGTCGATCGCCACCAAATTCCCAGTGCCGTTCACCGTGAGCCCTGGCGTAAGTCCAGTCCCGGGTACCGGAGCCTCTAGCGACTGCTGGACGGGCGCGGCGTCGGGAAAGGCGTTAGGCATGTACTCTAGGCCGGTGAAGTTCCTAGAGCCGTCCGGAACCTCTTCCACCTGCAACACCTCGATCAGCTTCCCTCCGAATTCCTCGGTGATCGATTTGTCGAGTGTGACCACGTCTCCCGGCTCGACGGCCAGCGAATCCTCAAAGCCGGTCCACTCCGCCGAGAACGGAGCGTTGTAAGCGCTATTGGCGTCCACATCGTCGCCGAGCTGCCGAACCAGCATAGCGTCGATGATCCGCCATACGCGCTCGGGCGTGTTCACGCCGAGATCGAGCGCCAGTTCCGTAATCTTGGGAAGTACCGACAGACCCGGACCGCGTGCGCCAACCGCGCGCTGGTGCGCTTCATGGTCGAGCTTCAGCGTAGAGATGGCGAAGCGCGTCGCGTCATCCGTGCTGCCCGAGGCGATACTCAGATCGCGATAGGTCGCGGTGATCCGATTCGCAGCGGCGCGAAGATTGCTCTTCCGTCCCTTAAACGTGAGAGTGCCGGCATTGGCGTACTTGCTGCCGTGGGAGGAAGCGACGCTGGCCGAAGGCGTGATCTTCGAAGAAAGTGGCGCGACGTTGTCCGAAGTAAAGGTGAACACGGAGGCCCGCGGCTGGTCGGCGTACAGCGAAAGCTTTCCGTTGCGTTCCAGAATGTAGCTCCTGCTGATGTTGAGCATCTGTTCCAACGCGCGGTCGGCGGTTTCGGAGTCGTTGGCGAATACAACGCCTCCATCGCTGAACCGCTTCTGGCCGCCGGAGAGAACCGCGTCGTAGTAGGTTGCGGCCGCCGCGAACGACGCCCAGTCAAAGCGCGCCAGCTCCGCAGCCACCAGCGGCTGATTCACCTTTCCTTCCCGCAGAACAAATTTGCGAATAAGGAAGTCGCAGATGATCCAAGCCCAGTTCTGCGTCCACCCAAACGCTGTCTGATTGCCGCTGGAATCGAACTGCCGCACCTGCATGGCCTGATAGTCCGCAAGGACCGTTAGCGTCGCCGACGGAGCCGCGGGATCGGGAGCCACCTTGAGAGCCAGCCACGCGTAGCGGCTAAACGTTATGGGATCGAGTCCACCAGGAACCAGCGTGAAGAGCTGGTCGACATGCTGGTCGCCTCCGGTGGACACCGCCGCCAGCCCATTGCCAATTTCGCCGTCGAGCCCTGGATGAAAATGGACGGTCCCCGACGCCGGAAGCGTTACGCGCGTGTTGTTGATCCACAGCCGAAGAATAGAGTCCCAAGGCCCCTCGCCCAGCATGTAGAACGCCACGCGCGTCCCATCGGTAAGCGCCTGCTGCAAAATCAGATTGCCCGCGCCGCGCACCAGCCCGTACGCGATCGTCTTGGGCCGATCGAGAGACGCGCTGGAGAGATCGAATTGTGCCGCATGCGTTGCCATCTTAAAGCGAGTAGCGGACTGGCCGGGGACCGCCCCCACCGCCGCCCCTCCCTACGCCCGTTCCGCCGAGGCCAACGCCGCCCGGCCCGTTGATTGCCGTGATCTGCGGCTGCAGGAAAATCACTCCTGCAAATCGCTCCGTCACTCCGCGGGTCACGCACGAGCCGCGATCCTTGGGGCATGACCGATAGACTACGAGGAAGATGCTGGTCGCGTCGGGAATCGTGGTCCATCCCGGCGTGACGGTGAAGGTCGTCGCCGTGTTGCTGGAGATCGCGCGATTCTGCCCTGCGCCAGTCCCCGCAATGAGGAACACGGCGGCATCAACGTCACCGTTCACGGCGCGCGCCAGTCCGCTGTTTCCGATCGTAGTCGCGCTGAAAATATTCGCGGTCGTCGCCGCCACCTTCATCGTCCCGGGCCCGGTGACAATGAACCGGCTAGTGCCGTCGGGGTTCGTCGTCCAGTTAGCTTTTGTCGTGAACGTCGTTGCCGTGTGCGAAAGAACATAGAGCTCCTGGCCCGCGCCGGTGCCGGAGACGATCATCACCAGCTCATCCTTGAAGAGATTCGGCACCAGCGCCAGTCCGCTCGCGCCGATGGTGTTGGCGCTGAATGCCGTTGCCGTCGTCAGCGGGATGAAGAGTTGCCCGCGACGATAGCCGCACTGCGCCGAAGTGAATCGCCAATGGCAGTCGCGCGTCTGCCGCTGGTCGTAAACCGGAAGCTCGTTGGGTTGGAAGAGCTGCAAAATCTGCATCGTCACTTCTTCCAGACCGATGTTCTGCTCGGTGATGAATCCGTGAAACTCAAAGGGAGCGGCGTCGAGGGGGATCAGCCACGGCCGGTACACCACATAAGAGCCTTCGAACTCGCCGGCTTTGAAGAGCGCGGCCACTTCGCGGTCGATGGTGTTGCCGCTTAAATTCTGAATCGTGAACTGCCCCGCATCGGCCTGAAGAGAACGCGTCATCTTGATCGAAGGCGGCACTTTGACCCACGGTTTGTAGGTCTGGGTGATCCCGGTGAGCCGGGAAAGAAACTGGCCTTCGTGCGTGGACCAGAAATAGTTCGTGCCGTCGCTGCGCTGCACATCGATCAGGTGGATGCGAGAAATACCGCCGCGAAATCTCTTCGCCAACTCCGTGGCCATGCCAGCCGGCAGCGTCCTCACCTCATCACCTCAATGGCGTCGGCGTAAACGTTGAATCCGGTAGACGCCGCATTTTTCGTGCCCAGCACCTGGATCTTTAGCCGCTTCAGCCCGAGAGTCTCAAGGATGGTCAGAAGCGGCGCCGATGCGAGCTGGACGGAGTTGTATCCATCGACGGTAAACGGCCCGTTAACGGCGCCGTTCCACACGTCGGTCAGCGTCACTTGAAATTGCCCGGAGTTTGGCGCCACCAGGGACCACACGCGACACCCGTAGCCCCAATACACCCACTCCGCGGTGCTGCCGGTGGTCGCGGAAACATAGGCGTGCGAGAGACGATTTGAAGCCGAATTGTCGTCGGTCCATGTGCCGGTTAGCTTGACCAGATCCTCACCGGCGCTGTTGCGCTCATCGATCAGGACTGCGTCGCGCGTCCAGTTCGAGGGGTAAGCGAAAATCGCCACGCCCGGAAGTTCGACAAACCGGCCTTTGATGTCGTACTGGCTGTTTCCGCGCGGGCTGTAGACCAGCGGAGCGTCGAATCTTCCCGTGAAATAACGGCTGCTCTCATAGTCGGCCAGCGTGAAGTAGTCGTCGCGATACTGATTTTCCCACTGCTGAAAGGCAAGCTTGGTCGTTAGGTCCCGGCCATTCCAAGCGAGGTCATAGACGCGGCCCAGCCCTTGCTGAAATCTCGAAAATATTTTCCCCGACTGCGGCTGGAACACCGATCGCATTTCCTGCAGACCCTCGGTGTATCCCCAGTCGGGATTGAACAGGCTCGTCTGCGTCGGATTCAGGACGTTCTGTTCGCTCATGCCATCCCCGAGTTGCTGGCGTAACGCAAGAACCTCAAAATGGAAATACCGCCTGCGCCATTCTTCAGCCACGAATCAAAGCTCGCGGCGTCGACCGCATTGATGTGGACATGCACGTCCCCGCCGGGCCCGGCACCGGAGTTCAACCGGTTCAGTCCGCCGTGTCCCAGGCTCCGCATCCCCGCGCGGTTCACCACTCCTTCGCCCTCCAATAAATTGGCGTTGACCACGCCGCCGCCGTGGAACTGCCCGACGCCGGGAATGCCCGGCGAAAGAGCGGACATCCCGGGCCAAACGATTCCGCCCTCGTGAAACTGCGGCGCTCCGAAAGTAAGTTGCGCGCGGCGCTGCCTTTCCGCCTCGGTTGTTTTTAGATACGTCTCGGCGTCGTCGACCAGCTTGTTGGTGGACCGCGTGTTACCTTTCACCTGGCGGCCGCCGATCTTCTTGAGGTTGGCGATTGCATCGGTGCGCAGCTTTTCCAGTTCGCTCACGCCGGTGTTATACGGGGTCTGAAAAACGTCGTAGGAGTCCTTGATGATCTTGATCTGCGCCATCAGCGGCTCCATCACTTGCACTCGCGCGATATCGCCCTTGTGCGGCCCGAACAAACCCATGATTAGCGGGATCAGAAATCCGGCTACCGCTCCAATCGGTCCCAGCAGCGCGCCGAAAGCGCCGAGCGCACTTCCAATCGCCGTCCCTGCGATCGTGCTGGCGATCCCCGCGCCGAGTCCCCCACCCAACAACAGTCCTCCAATCGAGCGAAGCGCGGTGTTGCCCGATCCCAGCAGCGCGCCGCCGCCCATCGCGGCGAGTCCGAACAAGCTTCCAAGTCCGCCGCCGCCCAGCATCCCCAGCAGTCCGCCGCCCTGCGGGCCGCTTCCCGATGGCATGACCATTCCCGCCAGCGCAGTCCCCTGTCCGGCGGAGAGTCCGAGCCCCAGCAATGAAAATGCTCCGCCCGCTTCGCCCTGACCGGAAAAAAGCGGAAGGTTATCGAGTCCTCCAAGTACAGACGACGAGGCGCTTCCGCCGCCCAGAATCGACGGAGTTCCACCTGGCGCACCGGCGCCTCCAAAAATTCCGCCCCCCGCGCCGCCGCCAAACAGAGCGCCAAGAATTCCTCCCGGGCCCCCGCCCATCGCGCCCGCGGACGCGGCCCGCATTCCCTGCATTCCCAGCACCCACGTAGCGACCATTTGAAACACGATCTGCTCGAACATCCGCTTAAATGCCTGCCCGATGTTTCCGCTGGTAATCTCGTCGAAGAAGCTCTGCATCTGGCTGGCGAGTCGGTCGCGCATCTGGCCAAAAGCCTCGTTCCACGCGGCAGCCTGCTGCCGCGCCGCGTGCTCCTCGTCCAAATCTCCGGTGTTCAGCATCTCGCGGATTTTATCCATCCTTTCCTGATAGCTCGCGATGATGGAAACGTTCGCGCGCTCCCACGGAGCCGCCAGCGCAACCGCCGAGCTGCGCTCGATACCCAGCGTCTCGTCTTCCATGCGGCGGCGCTTCTCAAGGATCTGCTGGTCTTCCCTCTCCTCGGCCTGCAGGCCATCGTCCATCTGCTGCAGCTTTTTATCGGCTTCGTTCTGCAGCAGTTTGATGCGCTTGTCGCTGGCGTCTTTTTCCACCGCCACGCTGGCCTTGGCTACCGCTTCGCGGACGGCGCCATCCTGCCCATCGAGCGTAAGCACGTTGGCCAGTAATTCCAGCCGCGAGCGCAGCTCGTTATTGATCTGCTGCTCGGGCGAAGCGCCGCTTTTATTGGCCTCCGCCGTCATGGCCTGCACTTTGGTGAGCGCCTCATGCGCAGCAACTCCAATCTCGCGGATGCCGTCTGCTTTTTCCTTGGCAAAAGCGACATTCAACTCCTTCCCGGTGTTTCTGGTTTCCGCGCCCAGTTCCTTCAGTGTCTGCTGCGCGGCCGCCAGCGCATTGGTGAGATCCTGAATCTTCGCCTTTGCCGCGTCCGCCGCAGCGGTTGACTGCGTGCTGGTGCCGATGAATCCGGTCCCAGGATCAGAGACTTGCACGGTCTCAGTCTCTTGCGCCTGAACTTGCAGCCGTCTTAACTCCGCGGTCAGGTCGGCGACCCTTGTCTTCGCGATACCCAGGTCCTCGTTTGCGATCTTTTGCTTCTCGGCGAATGCGGCAACTCCCTCCAGACCGATAAGCCTGTAGGCGTTGTCGAGCTTGTCGATCTTGTCGCTGCTCTCCATTATGGTTTTGTTCAGCTCGCTCTGCGCGTCCATCGTTACCTTCGCGCTTTCGCTCCAACCAGCCATTTTGTCGACGAACTTTGTAACCGCGTTAGCCGCGCCAACCGCAATATCGATGAATCCCACCACCGCGATGGTGCTGAATGCGCCGCGCATCAGCGGGCCGATCAGCGTGGTGTCGGAGATGACGTTGGCCAGCGCGCGCGGCATGTGGATGCCCAGCTCCTCCGTGAGTAGCACGGCGGCCTCTCGGCCCTGGCGCGCGCTGTGCCCGATTCTTTCGAGTTGAGGAACCACCGGCTGTAGGCTCGGCGCGATCTTCGCGCCCTCCGCGCCGATCTGGCGGAACGCGCTGATCGCTCCGCTGTCGTCCACTTCAATAACGATGGAAGCTGTCGAGGCCATCAGTTGGACCTCGCGGCCGCGGCAGCCGCTCGCTGGCATTCGTTGCAAGTTTCCTGGTGTTCATAGCGCAGCGGAGTTCCGCACCGGCGGCAGGGCGGATGTTTGCGCCTGAATTCCGCGCGCGCGCCGCGAAGGACCTGCAATCCCAGCAGCTCCTCGGCGCCCAGATGCGCTTCGCTCATCACCACGCCCGCTTCCATCGGTTGCTCGACGGCCTCGATCAAGAACACCAGCCAGAGATAGTAGCCCGGCGAAAGCGAGCGTTTCGGAAGCGTCGCCCGCAGCACCGCTTCCGGATCGGAAGACATCGCGGCGATGCGCTCGTTCTCCTCGCGCTGTGGAGCTTCGAAGGCATCTTCCAGCATCTCCGCGGCCGCCAGCCGAAGCCCCTGCTCGTCCTGGGATATGACAATCACGCCGCTGCGTTCTCCTCGTCGATCAATGCCGAGGTGCGGAATAGCCGCGCCACGGTTGCCGATTTATGGAAGGCATCCATTTCGCGCACGATCTCGTCTTTGCCGCTCAGCTCCCGGCCGCCGGCGATATAGCCTTCCGCGCCTTCGATCAGTTCGTCGTACAGCTTCACCAGCACCGGATGCGCCGAAGGAATCATCGTCGTGCCGTTACGGCTGCCTCCGGCCACGAACGAGCGATTCTTCGATTTCAGGAAACGCCGCCGGTGCTCGGCGGTCGGCGAAGCGAATCGGTGCATCAGCCCGCGATACTGCTTCATCGTTCCCGGCTCGGAAGAATTTTCGTTCCACATGGCATCGATGGTGACCACCGCGCCATCGGCTGGAAGCAGGGAATCGTCCGCCAGCTCGCTGAGCTGCACCTTCATCAGCAAATCGATGGCGGCCAGGCGGTGATGCTGCGGGATGCATTCCGGCCATCCGGGAAGCTGGTGAGGTTCGCGGCCATCGGCGGTGCGATACCCGGACACGCGCTGAATCGCTTTCGCGTACAGAACCAGCGAAGCGTAGTCGGTGTCCACCACCTGCATGAAGCCGCCTTTTTCCTGGCGGAATTCCGCCACAACGTGCGCGAAGAAATTCTCCCAATCGGTCGCGCTGAGGCGCCGGAAGACGTGCTGGTAGGATTTGCCGCCGGAGCGAAACACCACCGCGCGCTCGCGCGCATCGAGCGGCAGCAGGTCGTGCTGCTCCGGTTTTGCGAGAGATTCCTGCTCGGCGGCGAGGATATTGATTGCGTCGTTCATGAGACACCTCTCTTTTGATTTCGAGATGTCTCAGGCTCGGAGCGCCGCGCGAGTTTGCGGCGCTCACTTGGTTCAAGCTCCAAAGCCCTGAGTTGTGCCCGGCCAGCTTGTTTGCGCTGAGGAAGCGCCCGTTCCGGGATAAAGCGACTACACCAGGAAACTGGTTTCCAAATTCTGGCAGGTGATGGTGACCACGTCGGCCGCGCCTTGCTTCAGCCAGTGATCCGCTGCGATGCTGTACTGGTAGACCGATTTGTTTCCGGACTGCCCCAGCTTCACCACCGTCGGAATCACCGCCAGGCCGCGAATGTTGATCTGGTGCTTTTCGGGACCGGTGCCGATCTGCGCGCCGGCCACGGTCAGGTTCACCTCCTGAATCGTATCGGCCAGCCAGTCGTCGTTGGGCGTCGAGAGCGCGTCGTCCACGAAGCGTTGGAATTCCATGGTGATGTCCGGCTGCGTCAGCCATGCGCGCGAACGATAGAGTCCGCCGCCGGGCGCGCGCGAATTGCTGTCGTCCATGCCCCAGGTAAACGCAAATTTCACGCTGCCCAGCACGATTTGGCTGGAGATATCTACGGGAGCGCCCTGCGGCCCGTATAGAAAACTCATGTCGTTGGACATCAGAACGTTGTACGTGGGAATGGCCGGCTGCGCGGCCAACAGCCCCGCGGTCGTTTGTCCCGAGCCGATCAGGTTGATGCTGATTTTTCCGGGCGCGCTGGCCGGAAATTCCAGGGTGAAATCTTTCACGCACATCGATTGCAGCCGGCGCTGCAAATTGGCGGCGGTGTTCACTTCGTCGTAGATGGTGGTGACCGGAAGGTCCTTGCCGTCCACCGTGGGGTCCTGCGGCTTGATAACATGTTTCCACGCGGTGGGATTGCCGGCGGCGTTGGGCTGCGTCGATGTTACTTTGCCCATCCCGAACGCCGCGGCCCAGGCCGCCAGCCAGCTATCCATCGGGAACGCCATGCTCTCGGAGAGGCTGCGCTCCACCTGCTGCACCTGGATCGCGTAGTCGTGCCCGGTCATCGAAAGCGGCCGCGACGTCCAGCGCTTGATGTCCGGCTGCCCGAAGACCGCCGCTTCCGGCATGAAGCGTTTGCCCGCCTGCAACTGCACATCGGTGAGGAGCGTGGCGTAGCTCGTTTGCTTGAGTTTCGACAGGACGAGTACCCTGTCTTCCATTCTTGACGGGACGCCCATTTATTCCTCCTGAGACTTCGGCATCGGCACTACGCGCCGTTTCGGTTCCGGAGCCGCCTGCGCGGCCTCGGCAAGTTCGAAAGGTCCATGCGGAGCGAGAATGTGCTCCAGCTCCGCGCGCGTGATCGGCGAGCCATCGTTCCATTTGTCCTTCAGCTCGCCCGCGGCCACGGTCAGCGAATATTTCTCGCCGGCGGAAAACGCCGCGGCTCCGCCGCCGGTCACGCGGATCGTTACGAAGTCTTCTTGTGGGCTCATCCGTATGCTCCCCTACTGCAAATATCTCGGCGTCACGGTCATCGCGATTTCCGCGTGATGGCAAAGCACCTTGGTCTGGCCGTACTCGACGAAATCCATCTTGCGCATCTTCGGCGTCGACGCCGTGCTGACCAGGCCGTTCAGTTTCGTTCCCCCAGCCGAGCGCCGGTCGGCATTTATCGACTGCAGCACGGCGTCCACATTGGCATCGAAGATCTCCTCGGTGTCGTCGGCGTCGAACACCCCGAGAAATCCTTCGATCACCAGCAAATCGTCCTGCTGCACGAAGTCCTGGTTGATCACCAGGTCGGAAAGCACCACATTCTCCCGGTAGATGTGCCAGAAGTGCACCCTCGAATCCGCTCCCGTAAACTGCGCCATGTCCGACTCCGCGGTCAGGTTACGGCGATACGTATAGACCTTCGCATTCGCGTCTGCGGCCTGCACGATGGCCTGAATCCGCGCCTTGACCTGTTTTAGCGTGGTCGGCATCTATTTCTTCCCCACGCCCGCGGCCGCGATGGCTTGCGCCACCTGCGCGTCGATGATGCCGCCCAATTCCGGCTCCAGCACCGCCAGCGCCCGCGCGAACATCCCGAAAGCGGAAACGCCGCGCTTGGCGATTTTTCGCGCGATGGCGAATGCGATCGAGAGCGCCTGCTTCTCGTTGGTCACCGCAAACTTCTTCTTCACCCACAGCAGCAGCGCGCTCGGCGGCGGAAAGTGCGGCCCGGTCCCGGACTCCACGTAATCGGCGTAGGCGTCCGCCGGAGGCGCGGCGAAGACTAAGGCGCGGCTGAAGTTCACTTCGCGCGATAGCTGAAACGTAATGCTGTTGGCCAGCGTCCCGGTAGCCACTGCCGGCGGACGCCCCAGAAACGCGCTGGCGATGTTCTGCTTCACCAGCTGCTCTCCGCGCGCGCCGGCCACCGCCAATCCGTTGGGCACCCCGACGTCTAGAACGGCCGCGCGGATCTCCTCCGTCGCGGTGTCCAGCCCAATCACGCTGATCCGTGAAGCCATCGTTATCTCGACGCCTTTCGATGCGTCATGCGGTCGAACCCGCCAATCAAATTCTCGTGCATGCTCCCGGTGGCAATCGCCGGGCCCACTTCCACGCCCTTCGAATCGTCCACGCCGACGTGATCGAAGTAGCGTTTCTTCGCCGCCTTCGCCAGTCCCATGTATTCCTGGCTCTTGGTGCGGTAGTTCACGCTGTCCGCGGAGATCGACGCGTCCCCGGTCTGCGCGTAGATGCCCGCCAGCGCCTCATAGCACAGCCCGGCGGCGTAATCGCACACCGCTTCGAAGTCCGGGTCCGGAACCGTGGATCCATCCCCCAGGTGCCGCGCCGTCCATGTAATGCGCACCGTGTCCGTAGCCAGCGGGGCCGTCGAGATCACCATGATCTTCTTTCCGCTCGGCGTGCCGTAAATCTGCCAGTCCTCTTCCAGGATCAGGTTCGGAGGAAACGTTCCGATCGGAAACTCGATGGTGCGCACGGAAGAATAGCCTTCTTCCCAGACGTCCGTGCCCGCTCCCGGAAGCGGCAATAAATTCGTACCGTTTCCCGGGATGTCGCTGACCACTTCCCGCGGGCGGTCCTGCGAATAGCGTTGCAGGATCGCCTGCGTCAGCAGCGCGTCGCGGCTTCCGGCCGGCAGTTTTCCCGCCGCGTCGCGGAGAGCCACGTCGCGCTGCGCCTGAAATTGGTCGAACTGGTGCGCCATTTTCGCTCGCGCCTAAACGTCTTTGACGATGCAGCTCAGCAACGCCTTCAAATTGGAGGACCCCGTTCCAATTGCCGTCACGTCCAGCCGAAACAGGTCGCCTGGCGCAAAGTCCACGCCGCTAGGCTCCCCCGCGGTGGGCGTCAGGTTTCCGGCCGCGCCAACCGTCCCGACCGGCAGGAGCGCGCTCGCCGAATCGCGACGGCGTTTTGTAGCCGCGTTGAAGGCGATACTTGGAGCAATGGGAAAAATAGATACGCCGTTCTTTTTCACGTCAATGGTCGTGGCGGCTGCCGTTCCCAGATTTCCTAAAGAGGTCTCGACCTCGAGGATGCGGCCGTAGAATTGCGCTTCCCACTCGTCGACGTCGTTAGCCACCGCCAGCGCGGCCCAATTAATCATCGGTATGACAACCCTGCGAACCAGTTGCAATTCCATCGCTTGCTCCTTTGCGCCGCTCGGGCGCGAATTTCCGAAAAACCGAGCCGGGAAGCTCTTCCAAACTTCCCGGCCCGCCACACCACAGCTAGCCCGATTAGCCGGCGACCACTTCCTTGCCAACGCCGCGGAAGTCGATCGGCTTCACGCCGAATACGAACTTCACTTTGTATTGCAGCTCGTCGTTGGTGAAGCTCGTTCCCTGCGTCGGCAGGTTCGCCAGGTACAGCTGCGGAGTGTCGTAGCCGTCCAGGAATCCCACTTCGAGGAACGGCGCGATGGTGGGATCGGAGTAGTAATACCAGTCGGTCACATCGACAAGCAGCGGGTTCACCAGGATGCGCTCGCCCTTCTCGCCGAATTGCTGGTACCAGTTGTTGGTCCCGGTCATGTTGTTGTTGATCTGCCGCGCGGTTGGCTCCAGGTCCGGCGGAATCATGATGCCCCACAGCCGCAGACCGAGGCGGTTGCCGGAATCCTTTTCCGTCTGCTTGTAGAGCTGCACCTTGCGCGCGTCCAGCTCGGCGGAGGAAAGCGCCACGGTGTTCAGATTGTTGTGTGTCGCATGGAACCAGGCCAATCCGTCGGGATCGTAGTTCGGCGGCGTAATGAACACGTTGCTGATCTGCGTGGCCAGCGTGTGCCGCGCCGCGCGCGCGATCCGGTTGGGATAGCCCGCGATTTTCTGCAGGTCGTCGTTGCGGATGGTCTCCTCGGAAATGGTGACGACATTTCCTTTCTTAGAGATGGTGTAGCTGATCTTCTCGTCCGTTGGCTTGGTCAGCTCCACATACGCCGCGCCTTCCGCGACCGTCGAGAGGTCGGTCAGGTAGCCTTGCCGCACGCGGTCCTGCGATTTGTAGTCGCCCAAGGTGCTCTTGGTGTACAGCACGCTCAAGCCGTCGGCGATGCTCAGCTCGGCGTAATCCTGCAGCAGCCGCTTGGTCATCGAGTTCAGCAGCAGGTTCGGAAAATCGGTGGTCAGCACCGCTTCCGACACGCGGTAGAAGCCGCCTTTGTCGAAGCGCAGCTCGTTATCGCCGGTGGCCACGATGTAGGCTTCCTTGATGCCGCGGAACGGCTTGCAGTTGGGGTCCTTCTGCGCTTCCTTGACCCCGAACATGGCGTCCACCGCCAATTGGATTTTGTCGCGGCTGTTGCGGCCCACTTCCACCGTCCCAACCGTTCTTCCGATCGGGCTGTGCGACGCAAAAACATTGCGCGTCGTGGTGATGAATTTGTCGACCGCCGCCTCATCGGCGGTTATGCCCTCGAAGTGCTCGCGCACCAGGCTGGCCGCGCCCACCGGAAGCTTCGACTCGCTGATCTTCCGCTCCAGCAGCGCGACAAACTGCACTTTCTTCGCGCCCTTCACGGCTTCCTGCGCCGCCGCCACCAGCTCGCCATTGCGCGAGTCCAGCGCGGCCTGATTGGCGTCCGACAGCATCGCGGATGCGCTGCGAGCCTCGGCGGGATTGCGAACCAGAGACGCCTCGATCTTGCTCGCCGCGGCCCCGCTGACCTTGGCGAAAAATTCGAAGTGCTTGTCTTCCGGCAAGCCTCCGAATTCGGTTTGCAGTTCCTCTGCGCCCGCGGCGTCGACTTTTCTCAGCGCCTCGAGCACCTTGAGAATTGCTTCTCTCATGTTTGCTCCTTGCTTTGGGCGAGCGCCTTTCGGGTCGCCATTCTCTCCCCCTTGTTGCGACGTGCTCGGGGGAGAAATCTTTTTTTTCACCGCACTTCTCTGCATCTGCGCGATCTCCCCCGAGACCGTTTGTGACGCCGCGTACGGCAAAATCTTTCCGCCGGCGCCGGCTTCGGCGCACAGGTCCAGCCCCACATACTTCGCCAGCTGCGTGGCGATCAGCGCTTTTTTTCCGTCCTGCATTCCGGGCTTGAATCCAAAAAACGCGAAAATCGAAACGCCAAAAAGGTCCAGCTTGTCCGCCTGCTTGGCGGCTAGAAACTTCTCGCGCATTACCGTCTCGGTTTTCAGCAGGTTCACTTTGCCGACCGCCGCGTTACCCGCCATGCGGCACTCCGACGTCCAGCCGGCGGTGAGGTCCGGCAGATCCGCACCGGTGCCTTCGCTCTCGTTCGGATGACGCCGGCGGAAGCGCTGTCCGTTGGCGGCCTCCGCCACCTGCGCGACGACGCTCGCGGGAAAGTAGTGCGGCACTTCCTTGCCGTTGACGCTGCCGTGCGCCCATCCGCTCTGCATGATCTGCACCGGCCAGCTCCAGCCATCCCCGTTCGCGGAAGATTCGACCGCCAGGAAGCGCGCCGACTGCCGCACCGGGACGTATGCGGTCTCCACCTGTTGCGGCTCGCCCCAGGTGATATCGTCGCCGTCGTCGGTGTAATCGATTTGATACAGCTCGCCGTCCGGGCCGCGCGCAATCACGTAATCCGGAAAGGTCTCGACCAAACAGAAGCGGCGATATCCGGTCGATGCGTCCAAGCCAAAATCTTCCCGCAGCGCCTCGTCCAGCTCCTGCTGGATGTCCTCGTAGGACTCGGCGTAGTCGGCTGCCTCTTTCGCCTTTGCATGCTCGCTGGCGAAGCCGCTCGCGTCGATGCCGTATCGCTTCGCGGCCGCCAGCAATTTGCGCGCCACCTTCGCCTTGGCGGCCGCCGGCAGCTCCGTCTGGTTGAAACGCGCGAGCGCGTCCTCAACGTGCGCCTTGTCGGGAATCGGAAGATGCCAGGTGCTCGGATCGTCCGCGTTCCCGACGTAAGCAAAAGCCGAGGCGGGATATTCCTTCCCTCCCACGCTCTTCGTTTTAGCCACAAGCAGCTCCTTTACCCGGAGAAGCGGCATTCAGCCGACTCTAAGGGTCGTAGCGTTACTTCTTTCCGCCGTCCTTCGCTCCGCCACCCTGCCCCGCCGCTCCCGCCGCCTCGGATGCCCCTTCCACTTCCGCGCGCCGCGCGCCAGGCACCGCGAAGAAATATTTCTTCCCGTCGATGGTCACCACCGCCAAGTGCTCGCCAGGACCTTGCGGATCGTGCCCCAACGCGGCAATCCTGTCCGCGCCGAGCGTCTTGCGCTCCTTGTACTGCCAGCGCTCCAACTTCATCGCATCGGCGTAGCTCTTCAGCACCGGCACGCGCAAATGCCGGTTGGCCTCCCGCTTGGCCGTCTGGGTGTGAAACGCGCCCTCCGGCGCATCCACCTTCGATTGCTCCATCGCATCCGCGTAAGTTTTGTGCCACAGCTCTTGCCGCTCGGGCGGAAAGTGCTCCGGGAAAGTTTGCTTCTCGCCGCCTTGCTCTACTTTTTCCATGACTTCTCCTTTGCCCCGTCAGGGCGTAACTGAAATTTGAATCCCCGCATCCTTGAGAACTTGTTTCTGCTCCGCCGTCGGCTTCAGGTCCGCCGCATCGACGTACGGCGCCAGTAGGCAGTGGCAGTTGATGGTGTTCTCCGGCGATCCGTTCGGGTCGCGCGGATACATCAGCTCCTCGCCGCCAACCGAAAACGGCTCGTCCACCGCGCGCACTTGCCCGCTGGCGTGAATGTGTGCAATGCGCGGAACCCGCGCCGCCATGATGTGGATCCACTGCTTCTTGACCGACGGCACTTGCTGCTGCAAATCTTCGAGCCGCGCCTGGCCGGCCATCGAATGCACCCGCAGGATTTCGTTCAGCGCCACGGTCTCCGCGCGATCCCCGATCGGACCGAACAGCCCGGTAAATTTGTCGCCGGCGAGCGCGCGGCCCACCTGCGCGATAATGTCCGACACCGACTGGCCGCCCAGGAACGCGCGCTGGATAGCCGCGTTCAGCTTCCCGGCCGCATCCTTGCTCAGTCCGGCGATCAAATCCGCCGTGTATCCTTGCGCGATCGAAAGCGCCGATTCCGAAATGCCCGCAACCGTGCCGGTTGGCATCCCCGCGGCGTCCAGCGGATGCGCCATGCTGATTCCCCCAAGGTCGTAGGCATCGCTTTGCGCCGACGTCACCGCGCCGGTGAATTCCGCGCGGAACTTATCCATCGCGCCGTCGATCTGCTTGGCCAGCAGCCGCAGTTGCGCGCTCTTGAAGCTTTGCGGGTCGACGTTCGAAATATCGCCGACGATTCTCTTGCGCGCTTCTTCCAGCAGCTCCATCACCCGGTCGCGCACCGCCGGACCGAAGTCCCGCGCCTGCTTGATCAACTGTTCGACCTTGGCGGCGAAATCGCTTTGCCCGCTCATTGCGTCCTCTGCGAAGCCGGCGGCATATCTTCGAGCGCCGCGGGAGGTTTCCCGGCGCGCTTCAGCGCGTCGGCCAATTGCGATTGCGGATTCAGGTTGTTTTGCTGCTTCGCGTCGCGCGTCGTCTTTTCCTTTTGCGCTTCGTCGAATTCGTCGGGATCCACTTCCACGCCCAGCTGCGTCATCACCGTGATGAACGCCCGCGCCGCGGTCTGCCCGCGGATCCAGCCGCGATCCTCGGCCATTCCGGCCGCGTTCGCAGCCGTCTGCAGCGCCGTCGCCGCCGCGCCGATATCCTTGACGCTCAGGTCCGGCACCTGCAGCTTCCAATCGATGTCCGCATCCTGCGCCAGCACGCCGTGCACGCGCGCCTGCTCGATCACGAACGCGATCATCTGCGTCACGATGCGCTTGGCCACGTTTTGCCGGCTGGTCAGCATCTTCCCGGTCGGCCCGGACATCTCTTCCGCCGTGGCGCGGTTGGCGTTCACCGGATCGGCGAAGAACCACGCCGGCAGTCCCGCGCCGCCCATCATGTGCAGCTTCACCGTGCGCGCCGCCTCGCTCATGTCCGCGCCCTTCAGGTCCGGCGTGCGCGCCTCGATGCTGATCTGGTCGTTGGTGACCTCGATGCCGCCCTGCCGCGGCGGAGACTTCATCACCTTGTCGCGCAGCTTGTTCACCGCCGCTTCGTCCGCGCCCTTCGCCGTGTAGTGCCACACGAAGGAATTCAGCAGCCGCACGCGGTCGGCGAAATCGAAAACCATGTTGTCGAAAACGTCGATCCAGTCGGCCAGCGCGAAGAGTTCGGAAATCCCGCGAGATGCCGCTTTCGTCTTGTTGATCGCCCAGTAGAAACAATCGCCCTGCAGCGTCCCGAAGGTGGCCGAGGCCGGATCCTCGTCGATCTGGATAATCCGCAGCCGCCGCCCTTCCGTTTCCCCGGCGCGCTTCACCAGCCGCACGGCTTGCGGCATGGTGATCTCCTGGGAGACGGCCGTCTGCATCAGGCCGAACTCCACATACTCGATTTGCATGGGGTCCACGTAGGCCAGGTTCACCGAGCCGTCCACGTCGTTCACCGCCACCGGGATGCACAGCTCCCCAAAAACCAAAAGCTCCACGAACCAGGTGTCCAGCGTTTCGTCCAGGTTATTTTTCGGGTCGTCCCAGAACTTGCGGATCAGCTCCTGGACGTCGGGGTTCTCGGCGATCGCTTTGAAGCCTTCGCCCAGAATGTAATCCACCATCACGCGGACCAGCCGCTTGCCGAACGGCGTGGTCATGAACAGGTAGAAGCACACCTGCTGCATTCGCAAGTGCATCGCCGGATTCAGGTCGCGCATCGTCGTCGACGAGCTGATCCTGCGGAATGTCGGATCCTCGCCATCGCCGGCCAGCAACGTGAACAACTCCGGCGCCAGCGACTCGCGCACGGCCGCCTGCTTCGCCTCTTTTTTCACCATGGCCGCAGAGCGCTTGGCGGCTCTCGCGTCGCGCCGGCGAGGCGCGCTCTTAGCTTTGTGGCTCTTCATCCCCACAGCGAGCCCCTCCGCCTCTCCAACAACGAAACATGCTGCTCGCCGCGCCGCTCGACGTTCGCCTGGCGTGCCACCAACTGCGACAGGACGCCGCGCGGCTCGCGCAAATCGCGCCCTTCCGGCGCGTCCGCGTGCGCATAGGCGCCGGCCGGCGCGGAAGCCGCCGCGAAATCGGCCATGGCCTTGGCCCAAAACGAATCCGCGTGCGCGTACACTTTTTTCTTTTTCCCGCCGGCAGAGGCGGTGTCCACTTCGATTCGTGGCGCGTCGAACTTCACCGCTCCCCCCGAATATTCTTTCTTGACTGCCTGCAGCTCCTGGCGAATTTGCAGGTCGTGCGGGATGCGGTTGCGTCCCTGCTCGAAACGTTGCTTCAGCCGCACCGCCAGGTCGGTCTTGATCTTCACGCTGCCGCTGGACGTCTGATAGGCGGCCGGAACGTTGTCGCCCTTGGGCAAGGACCCGGAGAAATTCAGGCCCATCACCCGGCCCGGACATTTCGCCGCCAGGAATTCGAAAAGCCCCAGCCCGATTCCGGTCGAGTCCATCGCCGTGCGATCCGCCAGCTTCACCCACGGCAGCAGAATGTGCGCCTGGTCGTTGCGCGCGAACTCGCCGTCCGGCGTAAAGAAGGGCACGCCGTGCAAGCGCAGAATCATCCGTGTCCACGCCACGTCGCCCACTTCTTCATCCAGCCAGCCGACGGTACGGTCGCCATCGCGGCCCACGTCGACGCCAAATGAAAGCTTCCCCAGCGGCAGATAGCCGCTCGGCCAATCCATCGTCGCCGCGGGATCCTCGGCGCGAGAGATCAGCTCCAGCGAAAGCCAGGAGCCCACGGCTTTCAGGAACACGCACAGGAATTCCTGCGAATATGTTTCGAGGTCGCCCTTATAGAGGTCCTGCATCTCCGCCAGGTTGATTGGGCAGCCCTCCGCGATCGCCATGTGGATGTCAATCCAGTGCCAGGACCACGCGCCCTGCTTCGAAGGATTGCTTTCCGGCGCCACGCCATCGGCCACGCCGAATTCGCGCGCCAGATCGAAAAACTTTCCCTGCTCGCCATTGGGCGTCGAGAGGATGCGCATCTTATGGCCCAGCGCCACCTGGCGCGAAACCGCCGCCCAAATCGAATAGGAGTCCTCGTGATGCGCGTACTCGTCGAGGATCACGTTTCCCGGATATCCGCGCGCCGTCCGCGGATTCGAAGGCAGCGCCAGGATGCGCGAGCCGTTTCCAAAATGCACCCGCGTCACTTGGATATCGGTCGCCCCCAGCTCGTCGGCGAACAGCTCCTGGCTAACCTGCGCCACCGCGCTCATGGCTTCGATAATCGGCGCGCAGCCTTTTTCGATGAATTCCTGCGAGCCCGATTTCGAATGGCTCAGCACCGTCCAGGTCGTTCCGGGATGCTCGATGCAGTCGAGCACGGCTTCCGCCGCCGTCGCGAACGAAAAGCCGATGCGCGCGGATTTCACCGCGCCCTTGAAGCGCGAGCCGTCGTCAATCCAGCGCTGCTGGTACGGCCTGAGCTGCAAGACCGGCGGCAGACTATCGCTGAACGGGCGGGAGCCCAAAGGTCCGCTCACGTAGACGGTTGATGTCTTCGAGAGTGAGCCTTCCTCCCTTGCTGATTTTCTTTGCTGCTTCATCCGTTGCCTTGTTCGCCTTCGAAATAAGCTCGTCGAATTTCTTGCGGTCCAGCGCCACGCGTTCTTTGGCGATTTCGATTCGCCGGAAGCGGGTAAGCGCCAGCGCCAGGTCGGCCAGCGCCGCGTGAAACTTTTGCGGATCCGCGGAGTCCTTGGCGTGCGCGAAGACCACGTCGGCCATCGCGTTTCGCACCGAAGCGTCCAGCTTGTCGTAGCCCGGTCCCGCGAACTTTTCCGCCACGGCGGAAGAGGCCCGCCGCTCCGCTTCGATCTCTTCCAGCTTTTGCTCTACCTGCACGTCGTACCACCGGCGCAGCGTCGTCGCTGGTATCCGGCGATCGGCGAAGTGCGACAGGCTCAGCTCCTCGGGCAGCTGGCCCCATTCGAATTTCGCGCTCTCTTCCTCGATCTGCTCCCAGGTCAGCCACTTGGCACGCCACGCGATAATCTGATCCCGCCACGCGGACGGTAATTTGTCGATCGCGAACGGCTGCCGCACCTTTCGCGCCTCTCCCGTTTTTGGTCTGCGTGCCATTCATTCCACGTCCACAGCCGCATCGCCCACGGTCTTTTCCACCACGTCGCGCCCGCGCGGCAAAATCTGGATCTGCCGGATGCTCACTTCGCCGTTCACCCGGTTCTTCTCCTGGTTGAACTTCAGGCAGCCGCGCTCGCCCAGGTCCTGCAGCAGCTCGCGCACCAGGTTTCCGTAAACGTCGAATCCCAGCCGTTCCAGAACGCCGGCCAGCGTGATGTCGTCCAGCCGCGTGCGCTGCGATTCGTGGTTCTCGTAGATCAGCGAGAGGATTTTTCCTCGCAGCCGCCGCTTCATTTGCGCGTTGATCATCCGTGCAGCGCCTTCAACTCATCCAGCCGTTCTAAAATCGTTTCGTTGGTCCGCGTCAGGTGATTCAGCAGCAGCTCCTGCTCGCGCTCGCGCTGCGTGTCTTTGGCCACCAGCGCGCCGACGTTGGACGCCAGCTGCTCCTGCGCCACCACCGTGCGCTCGTGCATGGCCGTGAACGTGTCCATCTTTTTGCTGGCGATCACCATTCCCACCACCAGCACCGAGAAATATAAAAATCCGCCGTTCAATAGCTGCGGCAGAAATTCCGGCCGCGCCGTCAGCGAACGCACCGCTGCCAATCCGACCGCCAGCCCCGCTCCGCCGCCCGCGCCGGCCAGCACCCACCGCGCCTTGCCAATCGCCAGCGATGTGCGCAGCTCGCTCATCCCGCCGCTTTCCCTCCGTGATTAACGTCGGGCGCTTTCACTTTCTCGTACGTCCGCATCGCGCCCAGCCCCAATAGCGGAATTAGCAGCGTGCCCAAAAGCGTCCCGGTGTCCAGCACCGGAAGATGCGCCATCAGGTCCGGATGCCGGATCGCGAGAATGAATTTCAGGAAGGGCTCGAACACATACGCATAGGCCAGCGCCGCCACGCACACCCAGCCCACTGCCGGCCGCCATCCGGCGATGAATAAGCTGGTGCTGGCCGCTTCCTGCTTGTTGATGTCCAGCTGCCCCTGCATCGCCGCCAGGGTCGAGGCCATCTCCGCTTTCTGTTGGTCCAGATTGGCTTCGGTGAGCTGCGCATCGAGTTGGGCCTTGACCGTGGGATCCAGCTTGAACATCCCAAGAATCTGTTTGGCTCCGTCAATCGCGCCGGAAACGCGAGACACGGCCGCCCCTGAGGCAGTGCCGAACAGCGATCCGAAAAACTTCCCGACGTCCACGGCAGCCTCCGCTATTTGTAAATCTTGTTGAACATGCCGCCGACCAGCAGCATCAGTCCGCCAACGAAGATTCCCGCTGACGGGAAAAAGCCGTGCACGCCCTTCCAAATCGTCAGCCCCAGCACCACGATCCCCACAATGCGCAACACCAGCGGTAGATTGATCAGCGTTTCCACCTTATCCACTTCGCCTACGATGCCCATGCGCTCCTCCTCTAAAGACATTTCTGCTTCTTCATCTGAAAAAAGAAAAACGCGTCGCCGATCACATGCGTCGGCGCTCCAATCTCAACCAGCCGCCACGCCGCGGCTCCGGCGGATGCCGCGTGCGCGATGACTCCCGCCAGCAAAAGGGCCGCGCCAATAATCTGCAGCGGCAAGCCGATAGCGCCCAGGTCCGGCTTCATGGCTTCGCGCACCTCGAAAACTTCGTCGTGCTGCCCGGGCAGTCCACCTCGACGTACTCCGCGAAGGTGCTCAGCCGGCAGCCATCCGGGACCCACACGAATCCGCCGGCGCAGTCCGGAATCGGAGCGGGATACCCGCGCTTCTTCGCGTGAACGCGCGAGGCGCAGCCGCTCAGCAGCATCGCCAGGCCGAAAATGAGCACGCTCTTCATTCCGATTCCGCCGCCAGCCTTTCCAGAAATCCGCGCCAGTGCATCGCCGGGACCAACAAATAACCAACGTGCTGCCCATGCATCACCAGATGGACGCGCATCATCAATTCGCGCCGCTCATTCCGCCCGGCAGCCGGTTCATCTCCAGATACACCGCGTACCAATCCGTCGCGATCTCCCGCTGCGCTTCCTGCACTTCTATCTTTCCGGTGCACACCTGCTTATGCAGCCAGTTCTCCACCAGGTCCTTCTCATGCGCGCCGGGATGCTGGTAATAGGGCTGCGGCCACAGATTGTCCTGTTCGTCCGCGCCGCCCAGCTCCAGCGAAATCAGGTGGTCGATTTCGTAGAGCGGCCTGGCGGCATCCGCCGCGGAAGGACGCGCTCCGGCGCCCAGCGGCTTTTGCTTGTCCACGCCATACGCCGCATACACCGCGTTCTTCACCGATTCCTTGGTGTGGCGAAACTGTTTTGTCGATCCGCCCTCGCAAATCTCCTTGCGAGAAATGGTGCGCACCGCGCCGGGAGTCAGCTCCAGGCTGTTCAGCAGCGCGGCTCCATGCGCGCGGTACTGCGTGCCAGGAGCGGAGGGCTGGGCCGCCACGCCGAGGCACGCAAGCGCGAATACCCCGAGGAAAAGGCCCGGGAAAGAAACTGCCCGAGTTCCTCCATCTCTCGCTTCACCGCTATCCGCAGCGCCAGAAACGTTTGCGCGCCGGTCAGGCGCGCTGCTTGTTTGTCGCGGGTTGCAGTTCCATGCCTTCCCCATTGCTTTCCGGGCCTCCTTTCCTCAGGCTCATTTCGCCGCTTGATAGCGAGCCATCCTCGCCATCACTTCATCGGCGTAATCCGGATTCCCCCCGCCGTTATAGGCGCTCAGTCCCTCGCGCACATCGCCGTCCTTCGAAGCGATTTTCCTGACCAGGTGCGCGCAGCCGAAATCGAGTCCGATGGCCGGATCGCATAGTTTGGTGAGCCACCCGGTGAAGCGCAGCTCGCGTGCCACCTCGCCCATCACCTGCATCAGCCCGAAAGACATCGCGCGGGTCATCTCTTCCGTCGGCGGCATCTGCTCCAGCAAAGGCTGGATGTATTTCTTCTCGAACTCCGGCTCGAAGCGAATCGCCCACGGATCCCATTTCGATTCCTGTTCGACAACGGCGCACACCAGCGCGGCGTCCAGCTTGTGAGAAGCCGCCGCGGCTTTTGCCGCTTCCAGCAAAGCCCTCGGCACCGTCGTTTGCGCGCTACGCGTCATCAGCTCGCTTGTGCCGTTGCCGATTCGGGAGGGGCCGCTGCGAAAACTCGGATATTCAGCTGGCAGTCACACTGCTTCATGCCTTGCATGTAGGGATTTGTGTGATAGCCCTCTGAGCCCTGCCCTTCAACCACCACGATGGAGCCTTTTGGCGCGCGCTCGGCAACGGCGATGACGGAAGCCGTGTGCGCGTCGCGTTCCGGGTTCGCATATTGCGCGGACATTTTTTCGAGGATAGACCTCACCTCAGAGGCTTTTGCTGAAAACGAAAGTGACCAACTCATTGATCTCTCCTAAAACGGGGAGGCCGCGACGCGGGGGCATCGCGGCCTGGGCCTTGCAGTCGAGTGGGACTTCGACTTCATTTCATTTGCACCAGCGCAGTTTCCACACTTCGGCGGAAACCGGTGCGGAGTTTGCGGAGCTTTTTTCTGCGGAGGTGCTTTTAGAGGCTCCGCAGTTTGTTGCGGTACTCGATTGCGGAGCCGTAATCGATCATCCAGTAGCCGTTTTTGCGGAGCCTTCTGGCGCGCAGGATGCCTTCCTCGCAAAGCCGCGCCACGGTATCCTGCGAGGTGCTGAGGATGCGCGCGGCGGAGCCGGTCGTGATCTCCGTCTTAGAAAGGATTTGCGCTGGGCTGGTAGCCATCGGTTCGCTCCTTGATTTTTCGCCGCTGCAAACTCTTCAGCACCCAAATCACCCGGTTGGCCTCCGCCAAGGTGCGGATCGCGCCGCTGCGCACCGGCGATTTCGGCGACCGCAAAAACGCGTCCAGCCGCTCGCGCGTCCAGCCCAGCGCGGTACACAGATTGGCCAGCAGTTGCAGCGTCCCGGCGTCGGCCATGCGCACTTCCCGGTCGCCCCCGCGCTTCCTGCCCGCCGTTCCATAAGCTTGCGCTGTGCGCCGTGAGGCCCGCTTCAGCAGCTCCGGCGGCAGATGCTTTTGCACCGCCTCGATCGCCGCCGCCGCTTCCTTCGCCGTCAGCTCCTTAAAGGACGCGATCTGCCTTCCCACAGCCCCGGCCACCCAGCCGATCCGCGCCTCGCGGTCCTTGGCCTCCAGGTGCGCCTCCCGGGCAAACAGCCCCCAAAGCGTCTGCAGCCGCTTCATCTGCCGCCCCGTGATTGACGCCTCAACCATCGGCGCCAGGCTCCCAAATGGTGTTCCAGTCGACCATCGGTACAGTCTGTCCACGCAATGCGTGCCCGCAATCGCCAAGGAACTGGATCCTGCCGTCGGTCAGATATAAATGGCAGTCGATTCTTCCGCGCATTCGTATCGAGGGCTGCACCGTCGGCCTTTCGAACGACCCGTTAAAGGTCCAGGTCGGCGGTGGCGCGGTCGTCTTAAAGCAGTGGCCGCAGTCGCAGCCAGGACACCAGAAGAGAAGCTTGCCGTCCGCCGACCGGAGCAGGTTGCTCAAGCAGCCGCCGTTTCTGGCTCGGGAAGCGACGCCGCCAGCCGCCGGATAAACTCCGGATTCAGCCTCGCGGCCAGCTCCAGCCCTTTTCGAATAGAGCCCACTTCCACATACCGCCTGCTAGGTCTAGACCTAGAATGCGTGCTGCACGCATTGGACGCAGCCCTATTGCGTTTCTTGGCCATCCTGCGGCGCTCCACCAGGTACCGAAATCGCAGCCTGTGCGCCTGGCAGCAAAATTCCTGCCATGATCGGGTCTTGGGGACCGCCCTGGAGCACTCCTTAAACCGCTCCAGCTTGCAGACCCTGCGCGGGCTCACGGCTTCCCCGCGTCGTGCTTGGCTTCCTGCTTCACGGGCGGCAAAAACGAGCGGTGCTCGGCGTCATACCTCCAGTCGTCGCCCACGTTGTGCTCCTTCATCCATCCGCGCATCTTCCCCATCTTCATATTGGCCCGCTCGCGCAATTGCGAGACGCTCACCGGGATCTCCACCGTCCCGGTAGCCGCCTCGATCCGGTCGATCTCCCGCAACACCATCTGGTAGTCCGCCAGCACTTCCTGAAACCCCGCGTCCGTCGGCGCCGGTTTACCCTGAGCCTCCAAGGGAGCGGAAGCTGCCGCCGGAGCGGCATCCTTCTTCGCCTCGGCCTTGCCTTGCGCCCAGGCAGTGCCCAGCAGCGGCCCGGATGCGAAGATCGTCAGCGCCGCCATCCTGATCGCGTTCGAACCGATTCCCCTCAACCACCGGTTTCCCCTCATCGCTTGTCCCCCTCGCTAAAAAGATTTCGCAGCTCGTGCCGGTCTCTCACACCGAACTTCTCGAACAAATTGGAAGCATGGAATTTCGAAGTGCGCGCGGAAATGTTCAGCATGCCGGCGATTTCCTTGTGCTGCAGCCCGCGAACGATTCCGTCCAGCACCTCCTTCTCTCTCTTGGTCAGGTTGATTCCCGAAAGCCAGCGCGACCGCTCGCGCACCAGATCCATCAGCACCGGAATGCGCAGAATCACGGGAACTTCGATTACAAATTTCCCGCGAGCCTTCTTGAGCGCAATCGTCTTCACGGCGTCTGTGCCCCCCACTCACCTTGTCAAAGAACTGAAATCATCGCCGCTCATCCAACTGCTCCAGCTTCTTCCTCTTGTTCGCGCCAGCTGCCGCCGCGCCGCCGCCAGCCGTGCCCTTCACTTCCAAAGCCACAATCGAAAATGGGCCGCTGCCCGTTCCGCTAATTCCATACGCAACCGCGCCCGCGCTGGTTTGGTTGGTCAAGTCCGAAACGTAAATCGTGTAATTAGTTCCGATCACCACATCCTGTCGAATATCCGTGGGCGTGGGCACGATGGTTTGCAACGCGGCAGCCGCGAAATCGAATGTGGCCCAAACAATCCCGCTATCTGCCGCAGTGGGCGTCAGGCTCGCTGTCAGCGTAGCGGTGTGCTGCTCGACGCTGTTTCCAACGCCGCCCGAGTTGCGCCACACCCAAACCCCAAACCCCCACTTCAAAGTGCTGTCTGAAGAGGTCATGCTGACGGCGCTGGAACCGGCGCTCCCCGCTACAGCCGTGGCAAGTTGCGTCGCGCAAGTGTTCGCGGTGGCGTTGCTTTTCTGCGAAGTGAATGTCAGCCCCGTGGCAGTTGGCACTCCTAGCGTAAGACTGCTTTCGGCGCCACCGATCACAGTTATAATGTCCCCGGAATTCCAGGAAACAGTTGCCGTGGCCTTGGAGGCCGCAGTGGTGTTCCAAGCCGTTTCCGTGTAGGAAACTAGCGTGGGAGGCGTGTTAGCGCGGGCACCATGGCCACAGACAAGCAGCGCCGCGAAGGCAATAATCTTCCTCATTGCAGCCAGCCCACACCATCGAAAAAGTTGCCAAAGAACGCGCCCGGCTGCACGCTGGATGCCAGCGCGTTCTGGTTGGCCAAATAATCGCTGCCCATGAACGTCTCGGCGTTGGCCAGCGAAGTGCCCGAAGGAAAGAACTGCGTGCGCAAAACCTCGATGAACGATCCCGCCGACAACGCGTTGTTTTCCGCCGCGCTGGCGCCGCTCCAAGAACTGGCCCTTCCGGCCAGCGGGACGGTCGTCGTCAGCCACAGCAAATAGCTCACCTGGTAGCCGCCCGAAACCGTCGCGGTCTGCAACCAAATCACGCGCTTGGCCGGAGCCGCGGTGCCGCAGGTTGCCGCGCAGGCCGCTCCGCCGGCGAGCGTGAAGGTGAACGTCGTCGAGGTTGGCACCGAGGCCACCACCCCGCACACGTTGTCCGCCGACGCCGACGACCCGGCGATGCAGAAGCCGCTGGGCAGCGTCGCGGAAAGCCCGTGCGCCGATAGTGTCGTCACCGTGAGGATATTTCCAGCCACTGTTACGCCGGTGATCGCAACGGGCGTGGCGGTCGCCGCGAAGATTCGCGGCGCGGAGAACAACAGCAACAAGCTCAACAAAAGTTTTTCCATCCTCTTCTCCTTTTTCTACAGTCCGGTCGTCTCGATCCAGTCAAACGATACGTCGCAACTTCCGCCCGTCAGCGTCACCCCGTTCAGATTTACCGCAAGCTGCTGCGCCGTTCCACGCAGCACAATCGATTGCCCGTACTTCGGCGTCCAGACATAAATGTCATTGGGCGAAGCCGTCCCCGGGGCCAGCGCCCCCACCTTCATCGGCCAGATGGCCCCCACCAGCGTGCCGGTCGTGGGATTCGCCGTGTAACTCAGCGGCGCGGAAACCGCGGCGGAGTTGCTGGAATCAAGCGGCACAACGGTCATCGCCGCGGACGTTCCCAGGGTGTCCGCCGTCGAGCGCTTCAGCAGTTGCACGTCGATAATTCCCGCCGTCGTCTGCGTGCAGCTCAGTTGCACGCGGGTCACGATCACCGTGGTCGTCGCACCGCCCGGAAGCACCGCGATGTCCGTCGGGCTCGCCGCCGGCACCAGGCCCTGCTTCGCCGCATGAAAGGTGGAAATGTTCACCGGCATCAGGCCAACCAACTGCGTTCCATTGAGGTCCGTGCGCAGCGCCACATCGCGTCCCGCCGTCGCCGGGGAAGGCAGCTGCGATTGCGCGATGGCTGGAAGAACTCCAACGCGGTTGGCCGCCGCCGCCGCTCCGTTGTCCGCGAGCAACGCTGGCTGATTCGCGGAAGTGGCGGCTCCGGCGGGCAGCGGCAAAGACGCCACGCTCACGCTAAACGGGTCCACCCCCGTCGCTACGATCTGCGCGCCGCGCGCCGTCGCTTGAAAATCCACGCGCTGCCCGGCGGTCACCGTTGGCTGCGCAGTGTTGAATATCCCGCCGATCTTTATGGGATTGCCGGAGTCCGCAGCCGCGGAAGCCACGTTGCCCTGCGCTTTCGCGTTTCCACCGGTCAGCGTCGCATCCAACGCCAGCGATCCGCTGGTGCCGATATTCGCCGTAACCGTTGGCGAGCCCACGTTCACCCGCAAGCCGCCGGACGTGTCGCAGGAAAGCGGATCGCTTTGCGCCGTGGTGTACGTCGGCGCGGAGGTGGTCGCCGCGCAAAGCCCCAGAATCCCTTTCTGTCCCGACGTCGTCGAAGCCTGCGCCACTTCCAATCCGGTCACGCTCGCGTCGGTGGCCGCGCCGGCCGGCAGCGGCAAACTCGCCGCGGTGATTGCCGTCGTCGGAGCCGCGTCCACCGTGACGTGCAGCGCGCCAGCCACGGCCTGCTGCACCGTCATTTCGCTTGGCGTGGGAGATGTCGTCGCGGTGATGCGGATGTTAGCCGTGCCCGTCCCGGTAATCGCCGGGTTCAGCCGCACGCGGAAATTCGAGAAAGCAGCGACATTGCAAAGCCACGCTTTATTGGTCGCCGAAAGCGCGAACGTGGTCTCCACGTTTGCCGTGTCCACGCGGTCGCAGGAAATGGGGAAAGAAAAATTTCCACTGCCATCGTCCGCTTCGAAATTCAGCGTCCCGCCGGTCATGGTGGAAGTTGCCCGCAGTGTCACCGCCACCAGCGACATATTTGGAACCGTGAGCGCAGCCGTTGCCGCCGTGTCCACCGCCGTAGCGCTGGTCCACGCCGCGGTCACCGCCGTCCCGTTGTTCCAGCTCACCACCGGATCGGCGAACGCCGGATCCGCGGCCGCGCCGCCGGAAATCAGCACCTGGCCGGAAGCGCCCGCGGCAACAGCCGCCGGCGAGCTGGTCCCGTTGCCGACATAAAGCTGATGCGCTGCCAGCGTAGCCAATCCCGTTCCGCCTCCGGGCACGGTAAGCACGCCGCTCAGCCCCAGCTGTACGTCTCCGCCCGCCGTATTCGTCTGCGTCAGGGTCAGGCCATTCGTCGCCGCGCTGCTCTTCAGGTTCAGCGCCGTTTGCGAGGAATCATTTACTCCATTCGTCTGCAGCGTCACGCCGCTTCCCGCGCTCGCCGTCAGCGTGACCACCGTGCGATTGTTCGCAGAGTCGTCGGTGACGCTCGCCACCGCCGTTCCGGTGAATTCCACCTTTCCGCGCTGCGTTTGGTCCAGCCCGCTGGCATTTTGCACGGTCTGGTAAAACAGCGTCGGCGTCCCGCTGATTCCGGAATACGCCGGCTGCGCGCAGGTTGGCGCGGCGTCCGCGTTCAGCGCCGTCGTAAACTGGTTCGCGGCGCAGCTTCCCACGCCGCCGGCCGCCAGCGTGGAATACACCACGTCCGTTCCATTCGATTTCGGATAAAGGTTGGCGGCCCCGATCGCCAGCCGCGCCAGCGCAGGCGTCGCGTTCACCGTCAGCAAATCGCCACGCGCCGTCAGCGCCGTCAGCGCCAGCGCCAGGGATCCGGAAAGATTCGAGAATGCGGGCTGCGCGCAAGTCGGCGCGGCGTCTCCGTTGTCCGTGGTTTCAAACTGGTTCGCGGCGCACGCGCCCGTCCCGCCCGCCGCTCCCGTCGACCCCACGATGTCTGTCCCGTTCCACTTGAAATAGCCGCCCGAGCTGGCCGGATGCGCCACCCGCTGCCAGGTCGGCGTGAGCCCGACCGCCGCGATCACGTCGCCCCGCACCGCCGCCGCCGCCGTGGTATCCCCATGCGCAGAACTCAGCAGGTTGTGCGCGCTCGGTGCAAACGTGGAAGGCAGCCCGGAAAGTCCCGCGTAGGAAACCAGCGCGCAGCCTGGCGCCGCGTTGCGCGTAAACGCATTGGCAAATTGATTCGCCGCGCAGCTTCCCACCCCGGAATACGCGGATGCCAGCCCGGCATCCGTCAGCGCCCCGGAAAGCGCAAGCTGCTCGTTGCCCAGCGAGGGGTTGGAGGGTGTGATGGTCAGCCCGTTCACCGCCGCGCCAGTTTGGAAATTCAGCGTAGTTTGCGACGCGTTGTTGAGGCCATTGGTTTGCAGCGTCGGGCCGCCGCCGGTGCTCCCGGTAAACGTGCAGTCCGTGGTCAGCGTCACGGCGTTGTCCACGCATCCGCCGTTGACGAAGTTCACCGTCGTTCGCGCCGTCAGGTTCGCGCCCGAACTCTGCACCGTCGAATATCCTATATAGGTAGGAGCGGTCACGCCCGCGGCCGCCAAAGATCCCCAATCGATCGAAGCCTGTTGCGGCAGCGTCTTGTCTTCCGTCCAGGTTACGCTCTGCACCCGGCCGTCCGGAGTCGGTGACAGCGTGATAAACGCGCGAGTCACCAGTCCCGCCGGGGTGCAGCCCGCGTTCGGAACCAGGTCCACTCCCGCGGCCGCCGTATAATTGTCCACCAGCGTGCCGTCGCCCTTGATCCACCCGCGCACCTGCTGCGGCACGTAAGTGATCCCGCCGCACAGGATCCTTGCGGGCTTGTTACCGGAAGAGTCGAAAGGCTGGAATATAATCGTTCCGTAGACGGGCGTCGCCCCGATGGTGGCCATCGCCTTCAGCCCCGCCGCCGATGGAGTTTTTCCCTCGGGAGTTTTGAACGTGCCGGTAACGTGCGGAATGGTCTGCGCGGAAGCTTTGCCGGCCAGCATCGCCGCGCCGAAAAGAAATACGAAAACGAAAACAGTCTTCTTCATTGGATCTCCGCTGTGCAAGCGAAGATCCCGCTCGACCCTGACTTCCCCCATGTTAACCCGAACCCGCCACCCAGTCCCCGGTGAATCTTTTGCCGGGTAACGGCCCCCTCATTCAGTCAGTCAACAAAATTCTCCGCTAGGAAGCTTTCCTCCTCCTGCCCGGCAGCGCCGCGTTCAGCAGGTCCCGCAGCTTCGCCAGCCTTCTCAGCAGCTCGCTCGGCGCATCCTTGCAGATGCCGGCCTCCACCAGCCCGCTCACCAGGTCGACGTAGTAGGAAGCCTTCATCCCCCCGGAATAGTTGTTCACCGCCATCTGCTTCTTGGTCAGCGTCTGCCCGCGAAAACTGTACATCGCCGCCTTGATCGCCACCGGCTCCGTCCCGCCGCCCGGAAGCGATCGGAACGCCGTCCTGCCGGACATCATCCGCTCAGCGCGCTCCTCCGTCATGCGCAGCGCGCGCAGTCCCGTCTCGCGCTCGATTCCCAGCTCCTGCATCCGCAGCAGGCATTTCGTGCGCTCGAACGAGCTCAGGTCCAGCCCATGCGCGCTGTTCAGCTCGATGGCCGCCAGATACATCTCCGCGTCGCTGCCGTACTCGCGGAGCTCGCACCTTATCTTGCTGTCGTCGCCGAAAATCTTCCGCCATCCCTTCCAGCGGTGCGTTCCGTCCACAATCCTTTTGGTCTTGCCGTCCACCACGATGTGCGGCAGCGCTTCCCCCGCCCGGATGGCGTCCGCGATCCGGTTTACGTGCATCTCCGAAATCTGCTGCCGGGGATATAAGGTCTGGTCCCAAATCAATTCGGTTACCGCCAGTTCCACTACGTTTGAAAGATCCGTCGTCATCGCTCGCGTCCCTCCTCGATTTTGAAATGAAACTGCCCCTGCCTTGCCACGCGTTGCCGTGCCCTGCCGTGCCGTCCCTCGCCATGCCGCGCCGCGCCGAGATCAAACTCGCGTTCGCTCCTCGAAGACCTTCACGATAAATTTGCCGAAAGGCCCCAAGCGCTGCGGGCGAAAATCTCCCAGGCCGATGCGCCTTCCGGCCTCCTCCAGCATCGGCAAAAGGCTTCCCCTAACGTCGCTGAAGGGGAAATCCTCGTCGACCAGAAGAACGAAGGAAAGCCGCCAGGGAAATAGTTTCGCGCGGGAGCGCAGTATCCGGGCTCTTTGGACCACAACCTGCCTCACGTCGATTTCGTATTCTTTGGTCCCGAACGGGATCATGTCCGGAACGATTTCCAGGCTTCCCGCAACAAAGGGCCTGGGATTGATCTTGCCCTTTTTGAACGAGAACGAAACGTTCACCAGCGCCGAATGGACGGCGTAGGAGGGGAAAGCCAGCGAATCGCCGTCTGGCGTCCAATAACAGGCATCCAACGCTTCCTTCTCCGGAGTCGGTATCGTTTTCTTGCCGGCCGCCGATTGAGCCTTCATCGCCGCCGGATTGTGCAGCAGTATCGGTTTCGTCCCTTCAATCGTTACGTCGAACGTTCTCATTTCCCCCGCCTCCTTTTGAAATGAAACTGCCCTCGCCACGCCTCGCCTGGCCATGCCTCGCCTGGCCAAGCCTCGCCTGGCCTCGCCTGGCCGAGATTTTTACGTGCGCATCCACACCGGCCGCCCGTTCGCGCACTCGCGCTCGCGCGGCTCCGCGTACGGAAGTCCCAACGCCTTGAAAATTTGCTCTTCGTTCTCGGGCCGCACCCGCATGTTCACGCTGCGCTGCTCGATCGGTTCGTACTGACCGGCCAGCTCCAGCCCGGAGCCGTCCGCGCTCAGCTTTCCGCCGCAGCTCTTCGCCCGCGAAGCCATCCAGATGTTGTGCTCCGCCGAGCCGGTCCGAATCAGCAGCAGCGTCGCCCAGGTCTCCGGCGTGGCCAGATAAATGTCGACCGCCAGATCGCGGTCGTAAGGAACCATTGCGTCATACCGGGCATAGACGCGATTCTCGGCGCCATAGATCCCGCGAATCAGCTTCGTGCCTGCCGCCAGAATCTCCCCGAACGTCGCTTTCGCCTTGGCGTAGAAATCCGTCATCGCCACGTCGTCGGTAACGCCCAGCAGCGTCTCGCTCGATTGCATACGTGGCACCACAACCAGATCGATGTCCTTCACCATCGATTTTCCGCGCCGGATCGATCCCGCAATCTCGATGCGCTCGCACAACGGCCGCAGCCACTCGACAATCTCCTCCGCCCGCTTGCGCGCCTCGCTCAGCCCAATCACGCCGTTGCCTCCCTCTCCGCACGCTGCTCTGGAGCCGCGGAACTCCGCGCCAGCCGCCGCGCCTTCGCCCCCGCGTAGAATCCCTTGCCCAGCCCCTCCCGGCTAGCTCGCTTCGCGCGCCGCGCCGCGTTCCGCCGGTCGTTGTATTCCTTCAAGCAAGCCGCGCAGTACACCCGCGCGGTGGTCGCCCGGCCGCACCCGGAGCAAGGCCGCGCGGCCATATCTTTTTCTTCCTCCTCCGTAGGCGCGTACGCTGCCACGCGAATGCATCCAGGCACCGGGCACTTCCAGGACTTCCGCGTGAACAGTTTCCGGTTGACGCATCCGCTCCGCTCCTGCTGGCCGGTCTCATCCGCGCCGTCCGGATGCACGATCCACGATGGCGGCTTGCTCTCCACCAGCGCCATCTCCATGGCAATATGCACCCCGCATCTCGGCGCGTTCATGCTGGCTCCTTTTTCTTCGCTCGCTCGTGAGCCCCGTAGTGCTCAGGCAAAGCGTGGCCGCGGCTGTCGTCTTCTTCGATCAGATTCCATTTCCGGCACTCCCTCAGCCATCGCAGGTCGAGCCGTTCGTCAGCCTGCAGCAGTCGCTCTGCATCCCTCCTTCGATAAGCGCAGCCGTTTACATTGTTGGAAGCGTCGAAAGGCAGCCCGGTAATTCCCTCGATCAGCGCGGCCAACTCGTCGACAAATTGCAGATACCGGATATGAATGAACCGCGTATAGCGGCGCGCGTAGTCCGAGCGAAACCAGCAGTTCCATTTCGGAGTGAAAGCGCCGTAGCGTTCACGCCCTGCAAGCGGTGCGCCGCAGTTGGCAACTTCCACGCCTAGGTCCTCGTACGACGTGAAACCGTTTCCATCGGCAACTGCGTCGCCCAGCCACAGTGTCCACATCTTGTGCGGCTGTCGTTCGAGCTGATGCCAGCGGAAGCCGTTAGCCTTCAACCACTCTTCGCTGAGCCGCAGCCGGGAGTCGTCAAAGCTCACGCGGCCTCCTTCGAATCTTCCGCGTCCAGCTTCAGCATCGCCTGGCCAAACAATTTCGCCACGTCGCTCTTCGAGGTCAGCGCGCGGATGCGCCGCAGCAGCGCGTGAAACTCCCCGGCCAGCGGCTGCACCGCCAGCTCCAGGTCCTTCGCGCTCACGATCAGGAAGTAGCCGTATGGCGCCATGCGCAGCGCTCCGATGGGAATCTTGAACAGCAGCACGAAGGTTCCGATCGCTCCGCAAATTTGCCGCCGCGCGTGTTCGCCCCACAGCATCCGCGCCTCTTCCGCAATCACCGCCGCGCGGATCGCCCGCTCCGCTCCCTTGTGGCTGGCAATCACCCGCAAAATCTCCTTGTCCTTCTCGTCCAGCAGATGCGAGCGCAGCGCCGCTTCCACCCGCGCGTCCAGCTCCCGCCAGCGGTCGTACGTGCTCCCCGCCGCAAACTCCGCCCCGAGTTGAAGCTGCTCGCTCATTTGGGTTTGGGCATCACCACCCAATCGGGCATCACCGGCGGAAAATCCGTTACCCTCGAATGCCTTGGACAGAAATGTCTGTTAGTGCCGACCGTCTTTGCGCACTTGACGCAGATCTTCGCGTCGCAGGTGATTGGCTCACCACCGAGCGTTCGTCCAATCTCGAAGTCGCAGAGCAGCGTAGCCGTGTGCGTGCGGCCATCCCATCGGAAACGGTGCGGGCAGAATTTGCAGCGCGGCTTGCCAGCCGGCGCATGCTTCACGATAGCTACCGTTCCGTCCTGGAGCTTTACGTATGAGCAGGGCATCGCAGTTTCCTCACTCCAACCTCCGTCGCTCGAAATCCCAGTGGTTGATCTTTCCCTCGAACGGGATATTGGGCGCCCACCAGTCGATCATCTCCGCGAAGTCGTCGAATCCATCGCTGCGCGCCAGCAGCTCCTCTTCGTTCGCGCCAAGAACTACGTCGTTTACGCGCACAACAAAAGCCGTTCCGATCATCGATACTTCAATATCCTCCACCTTCACGCACGGAGCCCGGAAAATCAGCATCGCCCCGCGCGTCCGCAATCCGGTATAGAGGTGCATGATGTCGCCAGGCCGGTCCTCAACCTTCCGCCGCGCGCGGATCGTGAACCGCTTCCGCCCGTCGCGGATCATCGGCACAAACCGCGGGTCCTCGTTGTACAGCCCCATCAGTTTTCCGCCTCGAAAATCTCGTCCACCAGCTTCTCTACTTTTTTGCGGTCCATGCCCTTCCGCGTCTCCATCGCGCGCTCGACCCACGCCTCGCGCGTCCATCCGTTCATCGCCTTCATCTCCCCGCGGATTCGGAACACCGCGAGGGGGCAAAGATCGTTGCGCGCCATCACTTCCTCAGCGCTTCCACCACGGACTTCGTCAGCTCCGCCAGGCCGCCGCTGCTGATCTGCGCATCCAGCAAGATGAACCGCACGCGATTGCCGGGAGCATCCGCGTCCGCCTTCGCCGGCGCCGTCGCAATGGGCGCTGCCGGCTGCGCCACGGCGACCTCCGTTGTCGGCGCCTCCTTCGCGGTCCTCGCCAGCGGCCGCCGCGTTCTCTCCTTCTTCACGAGAGGTTTTCGCGCCGTTGCCGCCGATGATGCGCACTTTTGCCCGCTCTGCTGCCGCGATGGCCGATGCCTCTCGATCTCGCGCTCGCGCGCACGCTCGCGATCCCGGAAAGCGGCGTCGCCGCGGCGCCTCCGCGCCCATTTGCGCTTGTAGCCCCGCCGGTCGGCGGCCACTTTGCCCAGCCCGGTCGGCTGCGCCGGCTTTCCATCGAACCTGCGCCGCCCGCTCATGCCGCCGCCATCGCCTTCGCTGCCTGCCGCTGCCCACGCACATACGCTTCGTCGCAATCGCAGCAGCGCGTGCGCCCCTCGCGGTTCACGAACCAGGTATGCGGCTTGCCGCAGCAAAAGTGCGCCGGCTCCGCCAGCAGGATGTGCACCCCGCCGTCGTCGCGCACGTTCCAGAACTCCAGCCATCCAGCCATTTCCATAGTCACGATCCCCTCCAGGACCGGATTCTTGTAAGCCATGTCCCACTCCCCCCCGCGCTGCCCGTTCTCCCGTCAGAAAAAGATTCCGCTACCTCCGCGCGCCGCCGCAGCCGCCAGTCTGCGCACTCTCCCCTTCCGCCACATCGCCGCCAGCTGCTGGATCAGGAGCCGGAAAACCAGGAAGTAGATCAGCAATCCCCCGCAAAGCCCGATAAACAACCCCAGCGGAACGCCAAACAAAATCGCGCACGCCGCTTCCGCAACGAACACCAGCAGCCGCCATATATCCGTCAACAGTCGCGTCACGCTTCCCCCCTGGCTACTGCGATCCGACCCGAGATCCCCGCATCTCCTGAATCCGGCTGACGATCTGCGGAACGCAGTAGCGAAAGCTGGTCACCACCGCGCCGCGCTCCGCAGCGCCCTCGAACGCGCGCTGCACTCCGATGAGAATGTCGTTCAGCGGTATGCGCAGATCCGCCGCCCAGCGCCGCACGATCTCTTCCTCGGTGGGCTCTCGGGAGTCGCCGGGCTTTGGGCGGTAGTACAGCTCCGTCCGCGCGTGCCCGGAATCCTCCAGCCAGGCCAGGAAGAATTTGCGGATCTCCGCAAACCGCTCCTGCGCCGTCTTCTTGTCGCGGTCCACTGGCTCGCCCATCTCCGCTCAGTTCTCCGTCCCGGTCAGCACGCCGGACATTCCCTTCAGGTTCGTCACCGTGGCCGGCACCGGCGCGGTGTACTCGATCATTCCGTACGGCACGTCGTTGCTGTCCAGGACCCAATAGCAGTAAATGCTCCCCGGCTGCACCAGGCCGTCGGTGAAGGTCAGGCTCGATGAAGCCGTGGCAAGCCGCACGAATTTGGTCGGGCTGGAGCACACGCCATTGGCGCGCAAAAAGGTGTAAGTGGTTCCCGCCGGCGTTCCGGAATTGGGCGCCACCGTGACGGTGATGGAAGGCGAAGGCGGAGTGGTTTGCGGCTTCGCCACCGTCAGCCAGCCGCAGCAGAGCAACAGCGTCACGCACAACAAAATCGGGTTCTTCTTCATCGTTTTCTCCCTTTCAGTTCCGTCCGTAATCGAATATAAATTCCGCCGTCGTCGGCTCGTCAATCCGTACTAGCAGCAAGATCACCCGCCATGACGCCGTTAGGCGCCTCGCCGGAGCGACGACCAGGCCGATTCCCCGGTCGGGATCGATGACGTTGGTGTAGCCGTTCTCAAAGATCACCCTCCGAGCGCTCATGCCGCCTCTTGCTGCTGCTTCCGCTTTTTCACTTCCAGTTGCGGAGCCAGGTCCTTCACCCGCACCGCGCGCGCAAACAGCGACCGCAAATTGCGCGGCGCGCGCTCCGGCAGATTCCCGTTTAGCAGCTTTTCCGCGCCGCCGGCCAGCACGAAGGATTCCACCTTGCGAAACAGTTTCGGAAACAGACGCCCCGCTCCCGCGCGCAAGCACGCCGCCTTGATGCGCTCCGCCGTTTTCGAATCCACGCTGATCTCCGTAGGCTCGGTGACCCGCAAGTCGAATTCCTCGCCGGCCAGCACCTTCGTCTTCGTCGCCCGCGGCGGGTAGCTGCCTTCTTCCTGCACCCGGGCGATGATGATGTCGCGCAGCGCCTTCAGCTCCTGCTCGGCCATGTCGCAAGCGGCCGCCTTCTCGATGTATTCCTTCGCCAGGCCGTCCACCGTGGCGCAACTAATCGTTTCGGGCATCCAACACTTCCTTTTCTTGAAAATCGGCCGGGAAAAATGTCTCGGCCATCAAACGCGCCGTCACTTTCAGCGCGCAATCGATCCCGCAGACGTGCCTCGCGCCCTCGATCTCCGCCAGGACGTCGTCCCACTTCGAAATCACGACTTCGAACATCGGCGCGCCAGGCATCGGCTGAGCCAGATGCAGATCGTGCTCGGCGGTAGTGCCGTGAATGTCGCAGCGAAGGCAGTTCTCTTCGCGGCGCACGATCATCCAGTGATTCGTGTCCCTGGCGCGCAGCAGCTCACAGCCAGGCGCGTCGCACTTCCAGGGATTGGCAAGTTTGCTCAAAGGTTGAACCATCCGGCCGCTTCCAGTCCCAGATAAATCAACACCGCCGCTGTCAGTCCCCCCAGCACGCATGCGATGAAAAGCAGATCACCCCCGTACTCCGTCCAGAAATTCCTCCACCAGCCGTTCTTCCTGGCCGCCTGCGCCCGCCGCCGTTCTTCGTGCCCGGCCAGCTCCTGTTGCAGCACGAACGCCTGGAACTGTTTTTCTTCGCTCTCGGTCATCAGCGCCATCGCCGTCTCCTTTTTTCACCCGCGCCCTCAGCGAGTGATCCGCCACTCGTGATACATCCACACCAGAAACCACCACAGCCTCATGCAGCACTCTCCGCCACGCTCGCGAGTTTCTTTTGCTGCCGGATGTATTCGAGCAGCCGCCGGCTGGAGTAGTAGGTCCGCGAAGTGGGCTTGCCATTCGCGTCGATGAAATACGGATCGTCCACCGTGCAGCGGTCCAGCAGGATTTTTTGCTGCTCTTCGGAAAGCTTGGCCGGTTTGCCGTTGCCAAACGCGCGGCTGGCCAGCGTGAGGATCTCCGGCTTGGACATGCCTTCGAGCTGCACGCGGTGCGCGAACCGCGAAAGCATCTGCTCCAGCCGCGGCCGACGCGCCGGGTGCAGGAATTCGCGCAGCAGATTGTGGCTGCCGGCCAGGATCACGCCGCAGCCGCGCCGCTCCTCGCGCCGGGTCATGTCGTGAATCTCGCGCACGCCTTCGAGCGCGTCGACGTCCAGGTGCTGCGCCTCGTCCAGCACAATGGCCGGGAGATGCGGCCGCGTCCGCATGGCGTCCAGCACCGCGCGCCGGCACGCCCAGCGGAAGCTGGAGCGCACTTCGATCCCCGCCGCTTCCGCCACCCCGCGATAGAGCTGCGTCAGCGTGGTGCGCGGCCCGCAGTACATGTAAATCACCGGCCGGCCCTTGGCGCGGAACTGCGTGCAGAGGTTTTCCAGCACGTAGGATTTTTCCGAAGAGGGCGGCCCGTAAACGATGGCGTTGATGCCTTCGTCGACCGCGTCCTCCAACCGCTCCCGCAAAATCTGGTAACTCCTGGTGCGCAACATTTCCGGCCCCCGCAT